CTGTCAAAATCGTTGGGCTTGATTTTTAAATGCGTCGAGAATTTCAAGCGCTTACCTTTGCGGTAACAGTAATACAGAATGATGTAGGTCTCGTCCGCTGTATTCCAGTCGAACAAGTTAAAACGTACTTTTGCGGCTCCGATAATCTTGGGCATTTTTTACATCTGTTTAGGATACAAATGTAAAACACAAAGTTGAATTTGTACGTTTAATTGTACATTAACACTTTTACCATATTGTCACAATTAACTAAAAAAAGCAAAAAAAACTGAAAAACGGCCATTTTGTTAACACAATCTGTTAGGGTTTGCCAATGATGCTAAGTCTCTTCCTCCGCATTAACATTTGCAACTATCTGAAATTCAGGTAGTTGCATTTTTGTTTTTAGGCATTGTAAACTATTTTGTACTAAAAACGGCCCTAACAAAAACCGTTCCGTCTATTTTGCCCATTTCCCTAAAAAAATGTGTTCCATCGGCTGCCAGGGCCAGGCTTTTCCAAAATTGCGCCCCGGTTTCAAATTTTGCCGGGCATATCGGACTACTAAAAACCTATGCGCAGAAAAAAAGGGTACCCGAAAAACGGAATACCCCAAAGTTTAAACGCGGTGATTTTTAATATAGATCGTCGTCCGGGCTGCCGTTGCCTTCGTCTTCCGGTGTGTCCAGGCGTTGCCCACTTAGCGGCGAAAGACCAAACTCCCGCAGCAATTGCGCCGCCATGCGTTGTGCCCCGCTCCAGGTGCGCAGATTCGGATTAGGGTACAAGCGGCCTTTATTTGACAGCGTGGGGCCTTGTGTGGCCAAATCTCGGTAACTCACCTGCACCAAGTGCAAGGTACTCACCAACATTTCCAGGGCTCCTAAGTCCTTTTCCGCGATAATGCGGCGGCCTATCAGGTCTTCCGTAATGGTGCGCCATATTTCGTGCGCTTCCGGTGGTAGGTTTTTGGGTGGTTCGGGTAGGTAGTTCATGGGTTCCACTACCAATTTGCGGGCGTGTAGCGTAGGTCTGTACGTGCCCGATTTAATGTGTTTTGCTATTGATTTCATAAAAAATGGTTTTTTTTCATTTCTGTCTGCTTACGCGCACACCAGAGGCGGCGGTGGTGACAGCGAATAACATAGAAAAGACAATGGCCCCATGCAAGCGCTTACATAACACTGCATGGTATAACTACATGTGGGTGCTTGTTCTTCGCTGCATACCATCACGCGTGCGCCGTGATCGGGTAGGGCTTGCGGGCATCCCTTGCCAGTGTCTTTAGTTCGGCTCTCAGTGCCATCTCCAGTGCTTGCTCCAGTGTTGGCGGTGTCTTGTATTGCTTAGGTGTTTGCATTGCTTAGGTGGTGGTTTGTATGCGTTATTGCTTAGGGCTTGCCTGGTGTCCCTGCGCTGTGGCAAAGGTGGTGGAGCGCGCTGTACACTGCGTACATGCGCCCCACCTCGCGCAAAACATAAAAACAAGTCTTAGTTATCCGTTCCCGTGTCCGCTGCCTGGTCGGTAGTAATGTTAAGGTTTAGGGCAGCGCCGAACATTCTCATTTCTTCATTAAACGCCTTGTTTTTCATAAGCGTTTCTTCAAGGTGCTTTGTGTACCGACTCAGGAACTCGACGTAGGAACGTGCTGCCTCGCTTTGGGTCTCGATTTCAGGTTTGTCGATGCCTGGAGGCACGTGCATTTTACTACGACCGCTTTGGTCTTTTGATGCAGCAAAGTTTTTTGCTTCATGATTCATTGCATTCTCCATGTGTGAATTTACGTTTGAAGGTTTTGAAATTGGTTTAAAATTTTCCTTTTGGATTTATGCCAATTGAATAGCAAAAATCAATTGCTTGGCGCTTTTTGCGTTGGGTTTCATTTTCGGCAGCAAGTTTCTCGTATGCCAGGCGTTCGCCCAAAATATCGTTTTCGATTTTGAGCAACTCCAACTCACGCGCAAACTTTGGCCCCCATCTTGGTTGTGAGCTGCCGGGCGCTGCCTGGTCAAATGTTGCAGCCGGTGGCATTGCTCCCGTGGCGCTTTTATAGGATCGTTCGGCGCTTGCGCTTATGCTCAACATTGTTTCGGGGTTTGCCGGATAGGTAACCGGGCTCACATCTCCAACCGCTTTGACTTGTGCCAAAATCCGGTGTGGTTTTGTTCGGCCGTTTTTTGCATCCTGTTTAATCCATATACTGCCGTCGCTTCCTTTTGATGGGTCGGGCATCATAAACGACCAGCTGCATTGCGTAATATCACCCCGCTCAATTGCAACACGGGCGTTGGTGCCGATCGGGCTATCGGGTAATGTACATTCAAAAAAAAGTCCGTTTCGATCTATGCCGACCATACAAGTTCCCGCTTTGGTGCGTCCTAAAATTAGACTGGGATCGTGATTGAAAAGACAGCGAATGTCTTTCATATCTGCGCCTTTAAATGCGTCCGGCGAAAGGCTTTCTGTGTACCATCCCATGTCATATTCGTTTCCAAACAAAGCAGCGTAACCGCGAATTTTGTAAACCAATTTCCCTTTTTCCTTGCCTTCGGTAACCGCAATGGGCTGCGCCGTAATACGGGCCTCATGGTTTTTATCTTCTTGTCTCATAGTGTTGAAGTTATTTAGGCATGCTTCTATAAAGTTCAAAAGCAAATACCAAGGCAAGTATAAGCGTTGGCACGTTCCCGGCTCCGTGTTCCGGGCGCTGTCCGTTTTCATCGTGGAGTATATACTCAAAGGTTCCATCGTATTTTTCGCAGATAATTACCTTCCAGGTTTCAATCTCCCAAACTTTCGCCCATTTATAATATTGGAACGTCTTTAGGTCGATTCCTTTTTTGCGCAGTGCAATTGCGTCCCCGCTTTTTTCCAGGACTGCCAGCCCATCGGCCGCAATGCTTGCGGTGAAAGTTCGGGTAAAATCGTCCTCGTTTAAGTTTCCGATAATCGTTTTAATTTTGCTTTGCGGTATCTCTTTGGCGTTTGCCTGGTAATCTTTGTCCAATAAAACAGACATAGCGGCTTGAAAGTCCCAAAGTGATCCCGGAAATATCACACTATGCACTTCTTTTCCATCTTGGAACGCCCACACACGCAAGGCGGTATCACCCTTTGCAAAGGTGCCTTCGCTCCAATAGGTAGAAATGACTTGGTACCGCTTTCCTTTGTACTCACTCCAGGTACGGAACCCTTCAATCATTGGCGAAGATTGGCGAAGTATGAAGGGTTCATGTTCAAACCGGATAACGGGAAAGTCAGATTCGATGGTAGGGTAAAGTTCAAAGTAGAATTTCTTCCCTTTTACCTGGTAACTAAAAGCGTTTCTTTGAGATTCGAAGCGATAATGAATGAATTCGCTAATTCTCTGAATTTGGGGCATTGTTGAACTTTGGTTGAACATTGGTTTTTGCTTTAAAGATGATTTCGATTTTAAATTCCCCTTTTTGGTCGTAAAAACCTTCAAGGCTCAAAAATTCCGCGACAGGTGGCCCTCCAGTATTTACAGATAAGCCGCGTTGCTGCAGGGCTTCAAAGACGCCTGCCATGTCGTTTTTAAAGACTGTTTCGCCGTCCTGGTTGAATGTGATTTTGATTGATTCGATTTCCATTATGAATTTTGGTTTGTGTGCTGAATAGGTCGGATACACCTTTTTATTGCTTCGGCGGCCGGGCCTGGTTCGTCCCATATTGCCGGGTAAGGCGGGTAATCATCGGCGGTCATAATCTGCTCAAACGGCTCATTTATTTGCCCATCAAAACGTTCCCAGGTGCCAGGCGGCGGCAGGCTTGGCGCAGGTTGGGGCTTTGTATCAATGGGCGCGGCCTGTGAGGTGTATTTAAAGTCTTTCGCTTTGGCAATATCTACAAGCGTTCCTATTCCAATTTTACTACCTCCCTTGCGCCCTCCAGACTTCCAAAGTTGCGTCCACTTCTTATCTGAAGCTGTATTGGATGCCGCAAACGTGGTGCAAGCATTTAGAATGTCAAGCGCTATGCCTTCGCCGTCATCGCCCCAATGATCCTTACACGCCCAAGCGATTTTCATGTAAAAGTTATAGGTACATTCCAAGGGGATCCTATTTTTTATCAGGTATTCGGCGGCTTGCGCGGGTAGATCATCCGGCGGCGCGGTGGAGCGCATCGGAGCATATCGCGGCGCGGGTAATGGTAAACGCTCGAAAGGTTTTGCATTCGGGTTGATGTATGGCGCGTTGTCAAGGCTCCAAAAGCGAAAACGACAAATGTCTTTACATGCCCCGTCGATAATGTAGCCATCTTTCAGAAACGCCATTTTTAATGCCTCAAAATGTTCCTTGTGGCGCTCAGGGTATGCCAGCGGAATTAAACCCCATACACCAGCACCTGAGGCGCTCAAACCGCAATACGCAACCTCAGGATACTTTGATATTTCACGTTTGACTTGTTCGGCGGTGGCGGCATTTAGAAACGTGTTTATGCCTGCGTCCAGGTCGAAAGAAATAAAGCCATTGTGCGCAATTAATCCAGATTCCGAACGTGTGGCAAACGTTCCCGACGGTGTAAAACCGGGTAGTTTTTTCTTTAATGCGTCACGTTCTTTTTTATCCGGCGTTGCCCTTAGTTTCTCAATAATTGGCCCGTGTTTTTCTGCCAACTTTTTCGAAGTTAAGATAGAAAATAGGTTGCCCGTGATCGGGTTGGCCGTATCAGTTGCCGACATAAAAAACGACGTTTCGGCAGTCTGTATGTTCACGCTAAAAATTGCGGCGGTGGTTGCCATTTTGACTAATTTTTGTAATTGTTTGAAAATCAGTGTTTTACAACTTTTTCATGTTCACGGTGTTCACGATGTTCACGGTGTTCACGGTATGAACAGCGTGAACATCGTGAACACCGTGAACATTTACGGTTTCTGTTTCGGCTCCTGTGCCGTTTTTAAATACTTGTTTACTGTACCCAAAGAGATTTTTAACTCCTCCGAAATTCCGCGTTGTGTATAGCCCCCTGCTGTTAATTCTTTGACTTTTTTAATAATAGATTCGCGGTCATTTTCGGCTTGAATCCGTAGGTGGTCGCGCTCTTTTGCGAAGTCAATAAATTCAAATTGCAGAAAGTTTTTAGGCTTGGAAATTTGGCACAACATGACGTTATCCGCATCATATTTGATTTCACAATTCCGGGCCTTAATCTGTTTTAGGTAACGGGCGCTTGTGTCGTTGTGGCTTTCTCCAATTGCAAAGCAGGAGTCGCAAAAGTTAATCAGCATCTTTGAACCCATTAAATCGTTCCGGGTAATTGGCTTCGACAAGTCGCGTTTTGGCGTGTGTGCCAAGGCTAAAATTGAAAGTTTAAATTTACTCTTTAATTGCTTTAGATACTTCATTAACGGCAAGGCATCCTTTGCCGTTTCGGTTGCGTTTTTTAAGTATGTAATATTATCTAAAATCAAAACTTTGGCCTCCGTGCTTTTTATAGACTGCTCCAGGCTGTCATATAAAAACCGCTCAAAATCTCCTTTGTAGGCCTCAGGTATTACTGCATCTGGGTTAATTTCGGCGCGGTGGAAATTATCGTTAAACCCATAATGATTTTTGAACTCTTGCGAATAGCGAGCTTCGAATTGCTTATCATTTAGCTCAAAATCCGCGTACAACACTATTTGTGCTTCTCCTTCCATAGGGAAGCCATTTATTTTCTCGCCTTTGCTTATGGCGTCGCCAACTTGGACGGCAACAATGCTTTTTCCTAAATTGGTGTCGGCAAACAAAATGCCCAATTCTCCCTCATACCAAAAATCCCCCATTAATCTTTTAGGGATCGGACGTTCTTTGGCATCGTTAATGCATTCGTTCGCTGTTCTAACGAGAAATAGCCCATCGTTTATTTTGTCGTTGAGGCTTCCGGTAATTGTTGGAACTCCCGTATCTTTGTCGTGCATTTCAGTGCTATCTGATTGTTGGCCCGCTCCGCTTGTCCCGGTTGCGGGCTTTGTGTTGGTAGTCATATTGCCGGGTTTTTGGTTTGCGGATTGGCTCCATGTTTAAAAAAAAGGTTAAACAGTTCTTGCGATTGAGCAAAAGCGCTCAAATACAATTCGTTTAACTCGCTTGCCCGCTTTTCCGCCAAATCAGCGCGGCGCTTCTCCTCAAAATAGAGGATTAATAAAGTTTTGTCTTTTGGCGGCTCATTAAAAAAGCCATCGTATTTTTGTCCCATCGTGATTTTGTTTTTAAACCTCCTTTTGTTGTCGCAAGAGGAGGTTTTTTTGTTTTTAGAAATGGCGCTGCCAGGGCGCAGTTCATGCGCTACTTTTTAGCCAGGTTCAAAACTTCGGATTTCTCAAAACGGACGGCCTTTCCACCTATCCGGTACGCTGTGATTTTGCCAGCGCGGCGAGCGTTGTCAATTGTTGAAACGGAACAATTAATGAGCGCGGCGGCTTGCTTTTTCGTTATTCGGGCCTCGATTGGCTCGCTGTCTGTAAGACGGTTTTGGCTCTTTAATAAACTTTGGATCTCTTTTAAGATTTCTCCAAAGCCATCCAAGCGGGCATCAATAACTTCGAACGGGTTTTGTATCTTTTGCATCTCGTGTACTCTTTTTTGTTAGTACAAAGATCAGCCCGAAACCCACCCGCAACATCTTGCGAATTATTGCAGATTTTGCGTTTTTTATTGCGTTTTACTTTTCTTGCCCGATTTACATAATTTGGCTTCGTTTAATTGCAATTCCGCAACCAAAACCTTTTTTATTGCTTCTGTTATTTTTTCCTGTTCGGTTTCATCATTTTCGGCGATTTCCTTTCTCAATTTTTCAACATCTGCTTTTAGCATTTTTATGGCGTTTTCCATGTTTTTGACATTGGCATCTTTACCCGTCCTGTAATCCAATTTGCTAACTTTATAAAACGCATTGGATAGCGAGCCCCCGCTTACACCATATACCTCTTTGCCCTTTTTTTCAAAGGCTGCTCTACCTGGGTACCCCCCCTTGTAAAATTCATAATATGCGATTGTTAGACCGCTCAGTTTGTCTTTTTTCAAAGGTACGGGATCGTCCGGGCCTTCCAATGCTTCTTTGGCTTTTTTCATAGCGTCTCCCATAGTACTTTGAACAAACTCATTTGCTTGTTCAATGGCCTTTCTTAACTCCTTTCCTGGGTAAACTTTCGGGTCTTCCATGCGTGTAAGTTTTGGTAAGTGCGGGGCTGCAACTTCAGCGCGGCCCCGCACTAAGTTGTAGTTAGGTTGTTTCCTGCCGGGTGCCGGTGCGTTTTAACTTTTTGCCGTTTATCTTTTCCCATTCGGCAACGCGGCAGGATTCCGAACAAAAGCGCTGTTTAAACGCTTTATGGACATAGTTTTTTGCGCAGTAATCGCAAGTGCGCAGATTCGTATCTTTAGATGCCGGACGATTATCGTCTAAGACGATCATCGTCTCTCGGTCTCGATTGGCATACACAAAGCCGATAGGCGGCCGGGTAGCGTTCTCGATTAGTACGCCATTGCTTGTGCCTACCTGGTGGCCGTTGGCGTGTTGTTGCGGATTTGTAGACAAAGACGCGGCCGGCTTCTGCGGTTGGTTGGCGGGCTTTGCTGCCGTCTCATCTTGTGCGTTAACCTCGCAAAAATCCCGGAAAAGATAGTAGAACGCAAACGCTGTGCATAGAGCAAAAATCAACTCAGCAACAACGGCAGCACCGATGGCGTAAACCTGCATCTTGCCTACTTTTTCCTGTCTGTCTGCCAGTGCTTCCAGGTGATCGGAGTCACTACGACCGGCTGCAACTTTGGTAGCCGCATCTCTTTTTTCTACCAATGCAGCGCGTTCCTTTTGCAGTTTTGGCAATGTTCTATTTTCTGCAACCCAATTTTTCCCGGATTTTAAATTGCCTTGCAAGCGGTCTATGTCGCTTTGCACCCGATCTATGTCGGCCGTCAAAGCAGCAACAGCGCTGCCATCAACAGCGCGCGCGGGCTTCGCATACACAACGCCAGGCAACTCTTTAGCCCCGTACAAAGCGGCTCCGATCGAAACTAACAAGGCAAGGATTGCCACAACGCCCACAAAACCAAACTCTTTGTACTTCAAAAAGTGTTTTGCAGCAATGGCCAGGGTTGAGCGTTTTACCTTTTCAACCCCAAAGGCAAAGAACAACCCTAAAGGAACGGCAATGTAAATGCCCCAGGCCAAAGGGATAACGTGTTGCAAGGCAAACACGCCTAAAGCGGCGGTGGTAAGGAAGGTTACTACCTGCGCTACGGATTGCCCGACCTGAGCAATATTGTAAATCCCGGCGTATTCCGTCGTAAATGGTTTATCAGCGAATACTTCGCCCGACCTGGTGGCGATAACCTCGGATTTTCCTTCCGCATTTTTTTTGGTCAAATTCTCTGCAAACTGTCTAAATTTGCGCTCAAACGGATTGTTTGACATTGTAAATGATGTTAAATTGTGAACGTTTGCCCGCGTCGCCGTCCAAAAGTGATCGCGGGTTTTTTATTGGTGGTCAGAAGGGAAACTTATTTTTTTGTCCTTATGGCTTTTGCAAACTCTAAGGCGCTGTTTAATCGGTCGGTAACGATATACGCCCGAAACATTTTTTCGGTGGTATGTCCTGTGATCTTCATTATATTGTCAATTAGTTCCGGGTGCTTGTGGTAATAGTTCGTTGCGAATGATCGGCGGGCAACATGTGAGGTTAACATTTCCCACATCGGTACGGCTTTTTCCTTTTGAACGCCCCCGCTTGCATCGTTTACGATTATTTCGTTGGTAAAACCTGCCATTTTCCCAATTTCTTTAAGGTAATTGTTCATGCGCTGGTTTGTCATTTGCGGCGAACGGTACCCGTATTTCTGTAAAACGGCCTCTAAAACAGGGTTTAGCGGTATGTGTACGGTTTGGCCTGTCTTTAGCGTAGTGATCTGAATTAACCGTTCGCCTTCATGCGTCAAGATGTGCGCGGGCTGTATCCGGGTAAAATCGCTATATCTTAAACCAGTATAGGCTCCCACTAAAAACAAATCACGGGCTTTTGAAAGATGGATACTACCTGAAAGGTCGAGCGCTGCCAGCGTTTCAAGTTGCGCAAACGTCAATGCTATTTTTGTGACGACCGAGCGGCCGGGTTTAAATTCCCTGTATGTACGATCATTGTGGTAGTGTTTGTTTTCAGCCCGAACAATGAAGTACTTGACGTTTTGCCAAATTTTTTGAACGTAGTTAGTAGATAAGTTTCGCGGCGGGCTGTGTAACCAGTTCTGAAAATCACTGTAAAACTTTTCATTCAATTGGGTGAACTCCAGGCGGCGGCGCTTCTCTTTTGCGTATGCTTCCAGGTGGTAGATAACTTTATGCAGCACTTGTAAACTGCCTTTCTTAGCAGTTACTTTGCTTGCCCGCTCATTATATTGCTGTTTAATAAATTCCAAAAATGTAGGCGGATCGGCTTCTATACCGTCCTCTCGTTCGGACTCACCGAGCCTAATATTTAGTTCAATCCGAAAATCGTCTACCGTAATTTTTCCATTGGTCTCATTAAATATGGTTTTGCAAAGTAACTCCAGCCGATTGAGGCGCTCGTTAATACGGCTACTTTCGGGGAAGCGCTTGGAGTGGATAGCCCGCATTTTTACACTGTCAAAATCGTTGGGCTTGATTTTTAAATGCGTCGAGAATTTCAAGCGCTTACCTTTGCGGTAACAGTAATACAGAATGATGTAGGTCTCGTCCGCTGTATTCCAGTCGAACAAGTTAAAA